GTGCTGGGTAGCTTACAACTGCTTTCTTTAACATGGAAACAAGTGCTAAGTTAGTGCTTATATTTGAATTTCAAAAATTCTGTATAAGTTTTATTATTTATTTTATAGTGCTTTCTGCAATCATTACACAACATCCAATAGTGAATAGTCCCTGCTGCAGTTACTACCTGTTTATTATGTCTTACATTATAGTTAGTGCATTCAGGACAGCAGAACTTCTCATCTCCCTCCATTACAGCATAATGAGTAGCAGGAGCTGCATAAGAATTGAGCTTATTGAATACAGCTTCTAGTACAGTGACATCCATCTTACAATATGCTACCATCTTATTCATAGCTTGCTGATCTTTCTTAAATACTATATCTTTCCACAGGTCTAGTCCTCCTGTATCCATCTTTTGACCTACTCCTAAATACTTAGCTATATAGTCTAGTTTATTTGAGTTAAAATTAAAGTACTTTCTAGCCCATTTAAGAGTATCTATAGTCTTAGGTGAGGGCATAACATCAAGTCCATGTATTATGGCTCTTGTGCGTAGCCATTTAAGGTCAAATTTATCCCCATTATGAGCCACAATCTCATCAGCTTGAGCCATAACTTTGATGAATGCTTTAATCATTGCCTTATCAGATTGCTTTTTATCCCATGTTAGGAATTGTACATCATCCTCTGACTCCCATTTATAGCAGATGCAGATAATAGCTCTCTCATGAATGATGTCACCTGGATTGATTGTGAGATTATATCCTGATCTCCAAAATATACCAACATTGAATGATGTCTCAATGTCAAAAAACAGTCTTTTTCTTACCATAGATGGTGTAAACTTAGAACAAATATCTCTCTCTAGCAAATTTAAAGAGATATGATAATAGTAGACCTATGCCTACTCCTACAAATAACAGGTTAAGATTGCCTCTAGGTCTAGGTTGTGTAGCCTTAGCTTTAGCTTTCTCTACAATACGATCTTTGTAGATAGTTTTTACTTTTAGTCTATATTCTATTTTCTTATCTAGTCTAGTCTTAGGTACATAGACTGTATTATACTTTATAATAGTATCTTTAGTAGTGATGAATTTCTCCCATACTATGCTATCATGAATAATAACAGGGATAGAATCTAAAGTTGTAATACGAATAGTATCTCCTGTCTCTTCACAGGTATATCCTTTCTTAATTGCCTTATTAAGATGGTATTGAGCAGAGCAGCTGCTGAGTAGTAGGATTATGGCTAAGTATCTCATCATTCTTTTATTTCAAAGTGCATCCAATCATAATTCTTTTCTCTACCCAAAGATATAAATCCATGCTTATAGAATATATCTATCATTGCCTTATAATCAGGTCTAGCAAATCTTGCAGTTTTCGCTGATTCTTTGAGTAGATTTCTAGCAGGATCTAAGTCTATTGCTATCCCCCATGAGTGCATGGATAGTGCTGTACCTCCTCTCATCTTTCTATAGTTGAAACATCCACCGAATAAATCAATCCCTAACTCCTTAATCTTATCATAGCCATAGGTAGCTAAAAGCTCATTGAATACAGCTGTAAAGTTATCAGCCACTAACTTATGGCACATCATAGTATTGACAGTGCTGTCTAAGTCCCAAGCAATACGCATTGGATAAGGTAGCTTAATCTTCACTAAGTATCCTGCACCTGTTACATTAGCAGTACCATATTTAGATGTAAGTTCCCATCTAGTCATTTCAGTTTGTTTAGGTCCTCTTTAATATCCTTAGCTCTAGCAAATAATGCCTTAGCACTTTGCCAAAGGTCTAAGTTTTTAGTAGAAATTACTTTATAATTCTCATTGATTGACATCACCTCTATACTAGCTAGGACCAATGCCACTACTTTAGTGAGCATAAATGGTACACTAAAGAATGTAAGAATGATATCATTTAGTATGAATTTATCTATCAAAAAGAACATTATCACAGTAAGCTCATAGAGTGCTAGCTTGCTGATTATAGATGAGAGCTTTCTGCTAGTTATTTTCTCCCCTAATTTCTTAGCTTTCCAAATACCTGTAAAAGTATCTATAATAATTAATACTCCAATCATTAACAAGATGCCACTTATTGGTAAAAAGAATGCAAAGCAAATAGATATAAGAGTCAAAAGTTCTGATTGTATTGATATTAGTAGTAGTGATAGTTGTGCTTTCATTCCTCTCCTTCCATTTGTAATGCTAGAATAAAAGTAAGATATCCTATTATACTAGCTCCCATTAGCTTAAGATATATAGCAGGCTCAAATAGTAATGATATGCCTGTTAAGTATCCTAAACTGAATACTATAATTGATAAGACTTCTGAGTGCTTCATATTATTAAGATTGAATTGTTATAGCCATTATTCCCTGCTCCTCCACATAGACCATTGCACTCTAGCAATCCATTAGATAAACAGCTACAGCCATCTATCATAGGTCTTAAGTCAGTATCTCGGTTAGTTGTACCGGTGAATATTGGATATAAAGCTCTGTTCTTAAGTAGGTATCTGATTAATCTTTGCTCAAAGAATGCAGCCTTTTGTGCATAGTGTTCCATACTAAATGCTATAGTACCTCTATCTACAGATGCACTGTTATCTCCGAACTGAGTTTGCAATCCTTTATTCTTTAGCTGTAGACTAAGACCAAATACAGCATCTTCTGCTGCTCTCCATGCTATAATAGGCTGAATGAATGTAACTAGAGTCTCTTCATCAGGATCTAAAGTCTGATCATTGTACTTAGTTAGCAAGTCATTATAGAATGTAGTACCTAAGATAGGCATAATTCTTAGCTGAGCTTGAGTAGCTAGGTATGGAGTAACATTATTGACATCTACATTAGCTGTGATGGGTGTATTATTCTTTAGATAAGTTTCTGTTATAAAGTATAGCATCAGATTGTTGGTGTTGGTGTATCATTCAATGGAGGTAAAGATGCTAAAGCTCTTATCTCATTCTTAGACATATTTTCTAGGACCTTAGCAGCTACTGCAGGATTCAATGTATTAAGTGCATCATTAGTCTTAGAGGTATCTCCCTCAAGTTCTACTATTGCCTCGTTAATTATCTGATAGTTATTGATAGTAAAATCTGCATCAATCTTAGCTATAAATAGTAACTCATTAAAGATGTCAGATACCATATCTCTCAATGGCATTACCACATTTTTCTCAAATATGATATAAGCCTGTTTAATATCTGAGCCATTACCTAGTGAGCCTGTAGTACGGATTCCCATAAGTATAGGATCAATGGTATGACTAAAACAAATCTGCTCAGTGTTCAGCTGTGATGCCTCCTGGAATAGTTTATCATTACCATTGGTAGGCAGTGACTCTATTTTAGGCAGTTGGTCCTGACTATTGGCAAAGAATGCCACAGCTTTACCTGCATTAGCAGCACCTTTCAATCTATCAATAGTATTTCTTATCATGTTTTTCTCCTCCTCAGACTGAGGTCTTTTAGGAAACATCATAGCAAAGCTAGGAAATACTGAATTTTGGATATTACTTTTAGCAAAGTATGAAAGCTCGCCACTCAAAAATGCATAATTTAAACTTGATGTATAGGAAGGGAGTGGATAGAAATCCTGACCAATGCTATCTACCTCATATACAAATAGTTGCTCATAATCTCTAGAGGTAGGAGTATATCTCCTTATCTCCTGTACTCCAATCCTACTAGCCCAATCATCACAGATATAGTATCTCTTTCTGTCTAAGTTTACTCTAAGTTTCTCAGGAGATAGATTGACTATCTTTGTGAGCTTCATCTTATCATCAAAGCATAACTTAAAATATACTCTATTATGTAGGATTAGTTGCTGAGTTACTGCAGGTACTACCTTTTTAATGTTTAATTTTCTCTCTAATGTGTATAGCTCTAGCTTATCCTGTGGAGTAAGTCTATCAGCTACTATATTAAATCCACCTCCTACAGCTGCATTCACTTTATACCCTACAATAGAGCCATGTAATGGACTGCTGTAGAATATTTGATTGAGTAGCTCAGGGAATAGGTTATCCTGCCCAAAGGGAATGTATCCATTAGTCTGATTCCTACCATTAACATAGGGTAGAGTTAGATTTGCACCTCCTACCTTTAGGAATGGAGTAGAGAATGATTGATATCCCTCTACTATTTCATGCTTTACTGTTTTAAAAAAATCTTTTAACGCCATAATTACTCATAAATTGATGATACTATTGGTCCTGATACTACCATCCTGCCCTCTTCAATCACTACTCCTGTAGAGTTAGCAATAGTTGGAGGTGTGGTACTTGACTCATAGATGCTGTATGTATACTGTCCTTTGACTAGTTCCAAATCTACAGGCTCATCTAGCTCAAACTGATTGAATCTTTCAGGATAAGCTGATAGATCAGCAGTGTAGAATGTAATAGGTGCAGACAGCTTATCCATTTCATTCTGAAAAACAAATAAATAATAAGGAGTAGGCAGTGTACTTACCTCAGTGAGTGTAAGGATTATCTGATTGACCTCATCTTTCTTTATGTATATCATATAACTATATTATACTAAGGTCAAAAAATGTTTAAAAAAAAAGCTCTACAATATGCAGAGCTTTAATTATTAGGGTGTTAAGGTTAAATATTATTATTTACAGCAGCTTCAGTTATTGTCCACGCTAGGTGGTCAGCTTCTGCAAGTAGTGTAACACTGTACTTAGATCCATCAGCACGAGCTGTACCTGATCCCTCACCTGTAGCAGTTAATTGTAGATTCTCAAAGTACCAATACAATCCATTAGCATCTAATACTAATGCACTTAAGTATCTTTGACCTGAAGCTAAGATATTAATAGCTTCTGACTTAGCAGCATCTCTTCTATTAAACATAAGAGTAATAGTCTGAGTTACAAATGTAGAGCCATTAATTAAATCTGATGCAGTCTCTTCTGTATAATTACCTGTATTTCTATTGATTTCAAATTCAGTATAATTTACAGATGAAGCTAATGTAGTTACCTCACCATTTACTGCAACAACAGGATCAGTAGTGATATTCTCCTGATCATTTAACCATATTTTTCTAATACCACCTGTGTTGTTGTCACAGGATTTTGTTATTGTTTCTAATGCATCGCATCCTAAAGGCATAATATAAGTTTTAAGTAAAGGGAGCTCATCACTCCCTTAGATTTATAAATTAGTTAATTAAGATGCAGAGTTGTAGAATACAATCTCATTACCATTAACATGAGTAAATCCTACTTTCATATTAGCACGAGTTCTGATTACAGGCTCAGCAATAGTATCAGCTAAGTTAATGGCTCTCAGTGCTTTACCATCACCTTCAGCATCAAAAGCATAGATAAAATTTGAGCGAGGTGAAGCTACGATAGTAGATAAACCTAACATACCTGGACAAAGTACCATCTTAATACCTAAGTAAGTAAAGTCTAGAGCTTGAGTTAAGTTAGCTTGAGTGTTTGATGCAGCAACAGCAGCACGATAAGATGTAGCAACAGCAGAAGACACATACAATCTCAACTCCTCTTGATTAGCAATAACAGCAGCAGGAATTGCAGCATATACTAAAGCTAATTTCGCAAGTACATTAGATGCAGTAATAGCTACAGGAGATGGAATCTCAATTACATTAGCTGAATCAGCTACTAAAGACTTCTTATATCCATCACACAAAGCAAGTGCAGCAGTACCTGAATCAGTATCACCTGACCATCGTAACTTCTCTACATTCTCAGCAATAGTCTTAGACATCTCATTCCAATAGTAATCCATGAAAGATGCAACAGTAAAATCACCATTAGATCCTTTAGTCATTTGTAAAGATACAAAAGACTGCTCTAGGTCAAATTGACAAATTTGTGCCATTGCAGATAATCCACATACATCAATCTCTACAGATGCAAGGTCATCAGTACTAGCATTCCATCCACAGTTCTCCTCTTGTAAAACTTGACCAAATACTACATTTGAGATTT